GTGTCCCTTCCTTCTCCCTCAACTTCTTCAATCTCTCCCGGAACTCGTTCAAGGGCTATCACTCCTCATGCTGTCCGCCCTCCCCGTCGTGGATGTTGCCGATGACAAAATGGCGCTTGCTCAGTTTGTACGGATGTAGTGGGGTGCTGCTTCCGCTTCCAATTCCAGTTGTGAAACATGGGATTCTGAGATCTGTGTTAAAAATAACTGGCTCTCTTGATCCGTTGTAGCTCAAAATATCACCCTCAAAAATCTTCACGCCGTTCTTGTCGGTCAGGCCGGTGTACTGGCAGAGCGTGGAAGGGTCGACCTCAAGGCAATTTACAGTAGAAAAAAGAGACTCGCCCTTCTTGTAAAGCACGGCACTCTCAGATGGTAAAATCGATCGCCCTCCATCTGCAAACGAAATCAAGCTTCCTTTCACCCACTCGCCATTATCCAGCCGCTTGGCTTTGAAAAGTATTTCTCTGGTCATTGGGCACCTCCGATGATCTCGTCCAATGTGGCCCGCCTTATGCTCCTCAGCGTAGGAAACGTTTCATCAAGGTTATCAAGACTGCCCTTATAGTTGTCTTCGTCATCATACATGTAAAATGTCTGTCCCACTATATCAACGTATGCCAATGTTTTAACAACTGGATATAGCACTTTGATAGCCTTCGCCCTCTCCACCTCCTGCTCCGTCCAGCGGGGCTTTCGGATGATGCGGTCTGGGTGGTTGATGGCATTTATAAGTACAGCAACGGTTGACATTTTGCATGAAAGAGAAGAAATAAT